TGTCGTGGATTATTGTATATTGATTATCCTTAAAGAGTATCACCTCTTGGGATAAGTGTAGTACACACTAATTCCGCTAGGTGGCTCTCATAAGCAAGGCTAATATACAATATCTTTCACTTTACTTAAAGTATAGAAAGAGACAATACTATTAATTCTGGTTCTCGAATTAAGTCGGTTTATTGATAAACTTCTTTAAACATATATGAACTTAATTCACCAAAACTTATTCATTAATTAAGCATTGCCATTGCCCATTACAATCTATAAGCAGAGTATAATTGGATCTTATGACATACAGAAAAACATACCAAAATTATTTCTTACCAAGCCTGGAGAGACTCGAACACTCTCGACGCAGCGAGTAGTGATGAGCTCTCGTACAATCTAGTGTAGGGAATATATATCCTAGCTATCTGCTAATACAAATATTTATTCTACTGAGAACTATGCCCTGCCTAAAAATCAAAAGAAGGCCCATCGAAGGAAGAGACTTTATTTCCACTCATTCCCTCAAGAAGCCTTCTCCGAGATGCTGTCCCAACTGTTGACTCTTCTTTCCAGTCGTCCAACGCAGTGAGCCAGGCATCTCGTGACTCATTTCAGGAGATTTTTCCATACTTCAGTTTCCTATTAACATTACTCAAAATACATTTACAAGGCTCGAACCACAAAAGCAAAGGGAAATTGCTAAATGTTAGCTGGAGCTTTAAACAGTTTAGCCAATCCCTTTCTTAGTCATCTTCCTGTTCAAATACACATTTCAAACTGCAGATACAGATTACATCACCTTACTAAAGAGCTATCCGTCAGCATTAAAGAGACTCGAACCACTTAAATGCTAATCGGGCTCCTTGAGCAATGATCAGCTTAGCAGACTGTGCTAACCTTTACTCAGTTGTGGTTTTGTGTCAAAAGAGTACTTCATTTGTGAATGAGCCAGCAAAACAAGCAGAGCCTAGAACTCAAAATGAAGGGAGTTGGTGACTATCTTTGAACTATTGCTTAACAAGAAGGTCCACAAACTCCCTTAGGATTATATGAAACTTATTCCTAACTTATCTTAAAAATGAAACTAAAAGGGAGCTTAGGCTGAGCATGGATTTGAACACACAGGCTCAACTCATAGCTCCTTTTGAGAGTATGGTGAATAAACTTGTTGTCACTCAGTCGTTTCCACCAAATACTCCCTAAGGATTAAGTCCTTAATAGACTAAAACTTATACTTAAACAATATACTGAATCATAATAAAGCATAAGCAGTTGCTAAGCAGATTATGTAAATTCATAACACTGTTTTTCAATCCTCCTCTACTTCGGTAGTCTCAGTAGCAGGAGTATCTTCTGAATAATCATCACTGTCTGAGGAAAGATGGCCTCCATATTTTTCCTCAATCTCCTTGCACCTGGCTTTGTATTCTTCCAAGGTTCCTTCATTGACAAGATGTACTTTTCTGGTACTTATATATTTAGTTCCATCAGTTGTCATAATACAGGCCCCCTTAGGAAGCAACTCATCAGTTATCTTTTGGATATCAGCGGGAGTGGAGAACCTAGATATCTTAAACTTGGTTAAGTGCCTTGTCCACCCAGGATCCTGTTTATTGGGGACAAGTGGAAAATATCCATATTTCCAATAGTCCTTCCAATATGCATCTTCCTGGGGTTTTATCATTTTAGTGGCAGTCAGCCACACCCTCTCCTCGACACTTCCCCGCTGAGGTCCATAAGCCTTAAGAGCTTGAGTGTAACCGGAGGGACTAAAACCCTCTCCGATGCCAGGATTTTCCGGTTGGCAGATATTCCAACGATGGAAATTTAGGGCTTTAATAGCTCGTACTTTTGAGGATAAGGGGGCTTTGGCAGTTCTCATCTTAACTTGTACTGCATATTGTAATTTTGGACATTCTCCAATTCTACCATATGGATATGGTCTGGATTGTTCCAGAAGTTTAATATCAGATTGGGACAATTCATTTGCTCCAAATTTATGTCCTTCCTTCAGATGGATTAACCAGCAAGCTTGATCAGGTTTGTCCCAAATATTACCTTCCCATATTACTTTAAAACAGTATGCTGGATCACAAGGAATTCTACATTCATATCTATATACTGGTCCAGCACGGCCACCCATAGGATTTTCATTTTCCCATGGATCTACAGACTGACAAATATTTACAACAGTTGCATTTTTAAACAATCTAATTGTTACCTGACCCAGAGGGGGTACCAAAAATTGAGTCATTGTACACTTGTTCCCAGAAAGGTCCTCCTGACATAGCCACAGCCATTTCGGAGGTTCCAGGTCCTGTTCCTTGTATCCCTTCCAATAAGCTTCCAGGATGGTCCTGACTGAAGGGGCCGCATGGTCCTGGCATAAGGGCCATGGCGTGATCACTGGAAGTATGGGCCCGTTCGCCAGGGGCCATACCCCATCTGGAGCGTTTGGGCCGAGCCTCAACGACGACTTGCATTTCTCTATATCGTCTGACAGGATTAGCCCTAGTTCTGGGCTTGACAGGTTCTCCAGTACTAGGAAGGGTAGACAAGCATCTGTTATAATGCCTTCGAAGAGTATGTACTACTGACCCAAGGTCTCCCCTTAAGGGTCCCATTTTTAACCAGAGTCCATTCTCATGGTCCCATTTTACTGGCATGGGCTCATGTAAAACAGTCATACACATTTTACAATGATACTCGACTTCAAAAAAGTCTTTATCCTCTTTAGACTGCTCCCAATGTATATCATAATTAAAGGACAGAATCTCACCAGCCTTTTGAGCATTATAAAGTCCACAAAGCATAAGCCTTATGCAGGCCCACTTACTCATTTTGTCCGGTTCCGGAACCCAGTCTCTCATTTTTAAGTCAGGGTCTTGTTCTTCTTTATCCATAAATCCAAATTGATAGGTTTTCTCTGAAGTATTTCCTGGAGTATTTGATAGCTGTAGATGAATTTTTTCACCTCCTGGATTTTGATCAGGACCTTCATTAGGATCCATATTATCAAGATCCAGGAGGATACTTAGTTCAGTAAGTGGGTCATCTCCTTCTTGATGTAGATGGGTTAATTCCTTTTTTTCTTCCCAGGTAGCCATGATACAATCTTAAATAAGAAAGCAATTAAAAGTATAACACCTATTCCTATTAGAATAGGTTTAGCATAGGATAGGATACTTACAGTCGTCCCAAAAATCCCTTGGGCTGTATTAGTCAAAAAGTTACCTATGCCTTGAAGAACTGTAGCAGCAGCAGGCCAAACGTCTCTGGTGGCTGAGGCAAGTTGCTTTATCCAAGCAGGAAAGTCTCCTTCGTGGATGTCCAATCGAAGAAGCTGTGATCTTGCTCTCTCAATTTGGTCTTTTATACTTTCTTGAGTGCTGGTTACTTCAATTTCCAAATTTTGAAGGTTTGCAATTATTCCAACCAGATGTGGCAATCTTAGTTTCAAGTGTGGAACTTGTGGTTCAAAACTAAGCTTAGTTTCTGAGTATAGCGGTTTTCGAAACTCAACCCCAAAGCATTGTACTGTTTCATTAACTGTTACAACGCTGGGAACATATGCTGGTATTGAGCAATCTTTCCTACTACTCAATACCAAATAACTACCATTTTTAAGAGCTGAAATCTGGATATAAGGTTCTTTTACCTTAATAGCAGTGACTGGACAATCACTGCTTACTGTTGAATTGCCACATGGTGAGACTACTTGTACTATATCACAAATCACATAATCCTGGGAAATACATTCCTCAAGATGTAAATATTGCTCATAGTTGCATTCTTTATTGATAATTTCATAAGGATGTTTAACCTTAACTAAGGTTAAATGTCCAGCTGATTCAACAAGATGACCTATATTGATGACTTGCCAATTGTTCAAATAAATATGTTTTGGTATGGTAATCTCATAATATATTCCTATTTCCCAGGATGTAGCCGTGGGTGATGAGGAAGTTTGGGTAACATAATAAACCAAACTTTTAGCAGTTCTTCTTATAATCTTCATTTCATCTTCAGATTTCTGCAGCTGTTCTTGAATCCAATTACTTCTGATAAAGGTCCAGTCTATTTTTCTTAGTAACAACATAGTTTTAAGATGATTTAGATGTGTATGCACATGTTGTATTGCCAGCATTCCTTCCATAATAGTTATATCATGTAGAGCAGCTTCCATTAAAGTAACAATATGATCTCTAAGTAAGTATACTCCTTGTTGTAAATTTTCATCATTAATATCAGATATTTGAGAGAGAGTTTGTACTGCTCCAGTTAAGGAATATCCCATTGACCTGAGTTTCTCAATATTAGTACTTCTTCTTTTCCTTGCTTTTTCACATGTTTTTTGTTCCTTAGTTATATTTGGATAGACTGGAGGAAATTTAGGATCTGCTAGGCCTACAAAAGCTCTAGCAGTAGGCATTTCATTTACAGGTGTCCCAGTAAAGTTCAAAAAGGTTTTTAAAGCAAACAAAACACTTTCTATACCATGTATTTTTGCAGCATTCATACATTCCATATACAATGAATATATTTCATATTCAGGTTCCCTTACTGTCTGATTCTCTATACATTTTAATCCCGGGAAGGAGTTAAGATAAGAAAGAAATCCAAAATCAAATTGAGCTTCTGGGCTGGAATATTCTGAATAATACAGACAGCGAATTTTTTCGTGTCCTAAACACTTAACTTCCTCTTTACCTTCTTTATATCGCCAGAATCTACAAGAGTAGGGATGTCTTAATCTGTTTACTTCTTTACATTCAGAAAGGTTAGCAATATGTGCAGTTGTATAGTTACAGTCACCTTCCCATAAAGAATAAGTATAATATGTAGTATTCAATAGGATTACAGCTTCAGGCCTATTGCATATGTCTAATGGTTGTAAACTACGAAATATCCTGGAATTCCCTTGTTTATTCCATTCTTTAGGCAATGCCCTTGCTTTTAATTTACTTTTAATAGTAAGATTCCATAATTTAGTTATTAGAAGTTCCTCATTTAATTTGATATTATTATCTATATTATACCATTTTCCATATAACTGGTCGGAACAGAACAATACATGACTAAAAGAGTCATTTCTTACTGACTTTGGAATATAAAAGCTCCCCATTCTAGCTGTACCATAGTACTGCTTTGAAGTCCATCCCTGAGGTCTTATATTCTTTATCTTTAAATAATAATCCCAGATGGATTGAGGTTTATAATAAGTTGGATCATGTATTCCTGGTAAAGGACATTGGTCAGCTATCAAACCTTCTTGTTTCCAGGGAGAAGGATTTTTATATTTTACTAAATAACAGTGAGCAAATTCTTGATAACATTTATGATGTATATATTGCTCTTGGTCTCTAGGATCTCCTAGAGGAAGCTCAAAATCAATCATTTGATCAGACAAATCTTGCAATTCCTCATTTATCATATCAGTTAATAAAACTTTAGTTTCTTGTGTAAGATTTGCTGCATTTGCAATATTTTCAGAATTTATCATTAATACCTGGGAGATTCCTAAGACCCTCTCCTTGAGAATTATGGGTTCAGGATGAGGAACATATATTATCCCTTGAGGAAGACTGGATATATTTAAAGATACATAAGATATAGACGGATGTTGAACCCTTAATGACCTAGTTAGTCTAGCAGCTTTAAGCTGCTGGTATGTTGCCTGATGAGTAACATTCCAATCTATGACAGGTCCTAAAGTGACAATATCCTTATTCCATTGTAGTCTAGCAATAGTAATAAAGCAAGATACAAAGACTATAATTAATAAGACACAAATCAACAATAACCAACACATGACTCGTGTGCTAGTAGCACAACAAGCATAGGCTAAATATTTAACTTTGTCCATTCTAGTAGGTATAACATCTTCCTGCTGAATTTCTAAAATCACCTGTTGCTTCTGTTCCTCAGTTAATGTAGAGACATGTTCCAGGGCCATATGTGCATCATTCATTTTCTTCCAGAGGAGCCATTGCTGCAGGTTCATTGGTGGTGCCATGTTCTTGATATGCTGTTAATTTCAGGTTATCAACACTTACAGTTCTTCTGTTGCCAAGGTGGTCCAATATAACAACAGTTCGCGGATTGAGGACTTCTAATATCTCTGTAGGTTTATGCCACCGGGGTCTCAAGGAAGCAGGCCTGGCCACCCTCTCCTGGACCAATTGGCCAATAGAAGGAGACCAGGAGCGAACGGAGGATGGAGGGGAGGAAGGAAGGTGAAGAGAAGTTCGGATTTCCTGTAAAAGAGAGAGTTCTTCTTCTCTTGATAAATCAAGTGTATCAGAATTTGCAAATGGAGTATTTGAATCTATACCAAACAGAAGTTGATGAGGAGTAAGTTTAGAGGAGGGACTGTATGAATTATTCAATGCCAATTGTACAACTGGAAGTAGGTCATACCACTTAGCAGGTCTCCCAACAAGCAGTTTAGTTAAAAGTCGTTTTATGTCACTATTTTTCCTTTCCACCTTGCCACTACTTTGGGGATGGTAAGGAGTACTGAATTCCAATTGTATACCTTTGTCCTTTGCCCAATCAGCAAAGGTTGCAGAGGTGAATGCTGCACCCTGATCAGAGTGTATCACCTTTGGAACTGCAATACTAGTGAGCATATTGAGAGCTTTAACAGTTGCGCCAGTTGAGGGAGCCTTAGTGGGGTATAACCAAACAAATCCAGTCATACCATCGACTACTACAAGGACATATAAATACCCATTAGAAGGTGGTAATGGTCCAATAAAATCAATGTAAAATTTATCAAAAGGTTTCACAGGCCGTTCAGGCCTTAATATAGCAGGCGCTGACAAGGTAGCTGCATTGGTAATCAGACACTGTTTGCATTGTCTGATAACCTTAACCACATCCTTTCTGAGATTAGGCCACCAGTACTTGGAAGAGACCTTAAGAAAGGTTGAATCTCTTCCTGTATGAGCAATATTATGTGCTTGTAAAATTATAGTAGGTCTGTCAGCTTTTGGTGGGATAATTCGTGTCCCATTGGGACGAGTGACCAAGACTTGTCCATTTTCAAGGGTATATTGATATTGTTTAGGAAAACCTTTTGGTGTATGTCCTTGTAGTAACTGATCCAACTCTGCATCCAGGCTTGGAGTGGTATTTGTATTGACCACATAACTTCCTTGGGTGGCAAGCTTATCAGCTAAATTATTTCCTTCAGTATGAAAAGTAGTATTTGATGGCTGGTGACCTTTTTCATGCATAATAACAATATCAGGTTTTAATTGTAAGCACTCAGCTATAGATTTCCATTTAGACACATGCTTTAAGGGTTTCTTTTTATTATTAACAAACCCATTTGATTGCCAATACGGCAATTCTTTATTAGCACTTTCTGCTACATAAAAACTGTCAGTAACTACCAAGACAGGCCCAGTTATTTTGAGGGCTTTTTTACATGCAAATTCTACAGCTGCTATTTCGGCCATTTGAGCAGTATGATCACCCAGAGGAATTGACCAAGTATTGACAATGGTAAAATCAGGTTTAAATTGAACTTGAGCAATACCCATTCCAGCACTATGAGATTTTTTAATATTAGGATGCTTAATAGCAGATCCATCAGTATAAAAAACCATATTAAACTCACTAGGGTGCTTAGTTTTAGCAATCTCATCTTCAGTTACTTTTGGAACTTGTAGTAACTCAGGAAGAGTTTTATCATAATAAAATTGGATTCTAGGATCCTCTAAGTACGACATCCAAGTTATCCATCTAATTGGTAAGGCTTTTCTTTCTGGTAATGGAGTTTTTTGGATTTTTGTCATAGACACTATGGGGCTATAGACTAAGATTTCTTGTCCCATGGCTAAATCAAGAGCTTTAATAAGACCCTTATGAATGGTAGTTAATAATTTCTCAGTCATAGTAAACTTAGTTTCTGCTTTAGAATATACATAATTTAAATACATAATAGGTTGTTTAGTTGCTTCATTATAAAACCTAATATACCCAGCAGAAGGAGAGGTATTCACTTTCATAACTAATCGTACTTCAGGATTTCTTTCTTGTAAATTTTTTGCTGAGTTTAATGTGGATATTATATTTTGCAATTGCTGACTATTTTCTTGTGTCCAAGTAATATATTTTCCATTTGCAGAAGATACTATATTATAAAGAGGTCTAACTAGTTCAGAGAAATTAGCAATAAAATTTCTAGCAAAATTTAATAGTCCTAATATGCTTTGCAGTTGTTTTAGATCCTTAGGCGGAGTAATATTTAACAATTTTTGCTTAAATGTATCAGTAAGGCCTCGCCCTTCCTTAGTGATATTAAAGCCTAAAAATTCAACTTCATGTTTAGCAATTTCAGACTTTTTAAGAGAAACCACATAACCAGCATTGAGTAATAATGAAAAAACTTTCTCAAGTTGTTGAACATGTTCCACAGGGTCATCATGGCTAATATAAATATCATCTACATAAGCCTGTACATTAGGTATCTCTTTAAGAAGATCAACCACATCTGCAGTAAATAATGCTGGACTATTAAGAAATCCCTGTGGAAGTCTTGTCCAACAATATTGTTGTCCCTGCCAAGTAAAAGCAGTGAGCCAATAGGACTCAGGAGTAATAGGATGGGCCCAAAATCCATTAGATAAGTCTAAAGTAGTTTTATATTTTCCTCTAAATATTGAAGATAAAATACCCGCTGAATGTTGATTTTGTGCTGCTATTAAAGGGATAGTTTTATTAACTTCCCTATAATCTAACACCATTCTCCATTTGCCATCAGGCTTTGGTACTGGATATATTGGGGTATTCATTGTACTATTTTGTTGTACTAAAACCCCTTGTTTCAATAAATCATTAATCACAACCTGAATACTTGGTTTAGCTTTAGGATTAATAGGATATTGTTTTTGAGGTCTAGGAGGCACAGTACCAGTTGCTATATGGTGAGGCTTAATTCGCCTGTGTCCTACTTGATTTTCCCAATGTTGCCACAATGCATCGTATCTTAAAAATAAAGATTGTAACATTGTTTTTTCTTTGTTGGGTAGAGCTGTTTGTTTTAAAAGTCTTTCCTGATATTCTTGTAATGGTACCAAGGTGGTTAGTTGTAATGGCTTTTTCATAAGCCATGGTACATCTGCAGGACTTAGCAGAATGTAATCATAAGGAGAGGATATAACTTCTGCTTCGACTTTCCTTCCTTGTATTTTGAATTTTAAGTAATATACTGATTGTTCTTTTTCTCCATGAATAGTTTTAATTAAAATTTTCTTAATAGAAGTCTCATCTTCCAAAAAGGCCTGAGGGATACAAGTAACGGTTGCTCCACTATCCCAGTGGGCTTTCAGTTTAGTCCCCTTGACTTCGGCCTCCAGGGGCTGGAGGAGTTGGAGAGGTTCCATTTTGACCAGGACTAGCAGAGGAGGAAGTGGTGGTGGCTGTCACCGTATCCACGTTTCGGCTGGCGCTTGCTTCACCCCGGCGTTGGTTTCGATTTTGGTTTCCTCTTCCCTGTTGTCCGCGCCCAGCACCAGATGTTCGTGACTGATCGCCACGAGCCTCTGATTGTGGTTGCTGACTTTGGGAACGAAACTGATCAGAAGATCTGCCGGGTGGCGCTTGTTGTTGTGAATTTTCATTCCATCTTCTACCACGACCTCCACCAAACCGTTGAGGCTGATAAGTCCTGGGTCTCAGGTTGTATCTTCCTTGCCCTCCTTGCCCCTGATTATTTCCTTCAGACTGCCTTTGGTTATTTTGATTATTACTCTGTCCTCGAGGTCCCTGATTACTACGTCTCTGCTGTTGTTGTTGACCAGACTGTTGTTGGTTTCTTCTACCTGATCTTCCTCTTCCAGCAGATGCAGAGGGACCTGTAGATGGAACACTTCGAGATCCACTTATACTTTGACCTCGAGCATTCAAACCTAAAAGTCCATAAATATCATTTAAGTGTCGATTAAAATTTGCTGCTCTAGCTGCATCATTAGGTTCTTGATCAAGCCGTTGCTGCATGGCTGTGACTACAGCTTGTCCAGGTAATAGGGGTCGCAATATTCCCCAAATTAAGTCAAAATTTTGGTTTGAAAGCATATTTCCAAGAGAAAAGCCAGTGGCTACTCCTTCCTGACTAACCACCGCTCTAAGAACATTCGCCAGTTCATGTGCAGGATACGATCCATGGGTTCTTACATATAAAGCTGCTACAACAGCCGCCCAATTAACACAATGTATTGGTTCCAAGCTTAGTCCAAGGCTGCCTCCCAGGAGGGCATTCACTACACGGCAACGAATGTCTGGTGTAGTGATAGGAAATACCCCTTCTATAGCAGCAGAATGTCTTCCCAACCACATTGGAATGTCTCTGGGATTAGTTGGTGTATTACCAGTTACGGCTCTGATATGTTGAATAGGGATAGCTTGTGGTACAGGAACCAAAGGTTGTGCTACATACTGCACAACAGGTTGAGGAGCTGGTGCAGGTAATGCAGGTGCAGAAGGCAAAATCGCTGGAGGAGCACTAGGCTGAACCGGGACAGACCCTCCTGAACCATCACCAGGCCCAGGTAGAAAAGGGTTATAAGCTACCCTAGACAATCTAGGGTCAACTTGTCCAGGAGCCCCAGATCCCCATCCTAAGTCTGCTAATGCAGAACTTGATGCTGGAGGAGGTTGAGGCAGAGATGATGCAAAGGGCTGTTGACTAACTGGACTAGAAGGTGGTGCTTGTATGCCAGCAACTGGTATGTTACTTCCATTGCCTCTTTCTTGTGCTTGTCTTTGAAGGCCTCGTATTTGGACCTCTTGCATGTCTACTATATCTATGACTTGCATACATATTTGTCCTACCACATCTAAAATTTCTTCTAATTCAGCTTGTTGCATCATGGCTATTTCTTGTACCAATGGGGCTTGGAATTCCATAGAATATTGGTCTCCAGGAATCCAGTTTCCATTGGCTAGAGGTCCAAATCTTAAGGCCCCTTCTGCCACATCTAAATCTTCAAATGCTAGTCTTAAATCCCCCCAAGGTGCTTCTATAGTATTATGAACCATAGGGTTTACTGGTCTGTTTTCAGCTCTCCACCTAGGTTGTTGTAGAGGCTGTCCAGAATCATCTTGTATAAAGATTGAAACTAAGTTATAACGGGTACCAAGACCCCACCAGCCACCTGTCATGCGAAGTCCAAAGACTTCTCTATGATTAGGTTGCCCAGGAATACCTAGATTTTGGAATAAGTTTAATAATTCTTGAACATTCAAGTTATGATCACCCATTTTGAGTGCTTATACCTTCCGCTGTGCGTGAAGGTCCCTAGGGATAAAATAAGGCTTAAATAAGTCCTTTTTAATAATACCCGACTTATATTCGAGCCCCACGTTGGGCGCCAATTGTCGTGGATTATTGTATATTGATTATCCTTAAAGAGTATCACCTCTTGGGATAAGTGTAGTACACACTAATTCCGCTAGGTGGCTCTCATAAGCAAGGCTAATATACAATATCTTTCACTTTACTTAAAGTATAGAAAGAGACAATACTATTAATTCTGGTTCTCGAATTAAGTCGGTTTATTGATAAACTTCTTTAAACATATATGAACTTAATTCACCAAAACTTATTCATTAATTAAGCATTGCCATTGCCCATTACAATCTATAAGCAGAGTATAATTGGATCTTATGACATACAGAAAAACATACCAAAATTATTTCTTACCAAGCCTGGAGAGACTCGAACACTCTCGACGCAGCGAGTAGTGATGAGCTCTCGTACAATCTAGTGTAGGGAATATATATCCTAGCTATCTGCTAATACAAATATTTATTCTACTGAGAACTATGCCCTGCCTAAAAATCAAAAGAAGGCCCATCGAAGGAAGAGACTTTATTTCCACTCATTCCCTCAAGAAGCCTTCTCCGAGATGCTGTCCCAACTGTTGACTCTTCTTTCCAGTCGTCCAACGCAGTGAGCCAGGCATCTCGTGACTCATTTCAGGAGATTTTTCCATACTTCAGTTTCCTATTAACATTACTCAAAATACATTTACAAGGCTCGAACCACAAAAGCAAAGGGAAATTGCTAAATGTTAGCTGGAGCTTTAAACAGTTTAGCCAATCCCTTTCTTAGTCATCTTCCTGTTCAAATACACATTTCAAACTGCAGATACAGATTACATCACCTTACTAAAGAGCTATCCGTCAGCATTAAAGAGACTCGAACCACTTAAATGCTAATCGGGCTCCTTGAGCAATGATCAGCTTAGCAGACTGTGCTAACCTTTACTCAGTTGTGGTTTTGTGTCAAAAGAGTACTTCATTTGTGAATGAGCCAGCAAAACAAGCAGAGCCTAGAACTCAAAATGAAGGGAGTTGGTGACTATCTTTGAACTATTGCTTAACAAGAAGGTCCACAAACTCCCTTAGGATTATATGAAACTTATTCCTAACTTATCTTAAAAATGAAACTAAAAGGGAGCTTAGGCTGAGCATGGATTTGAACACACAGGCTCAACTCATAGCTCCTTTTGAGAGTATGGTGAATAAACTTGTTGTCACTCAGTCGTTTCCACCAAATACTCCCTAAGGATTAAGTCCTTAATAGACTAAAACTTATACTTAAACAATATACTGAATCATAATAAAGCATAAGCAGTTGCTAAGCAGATTATGTAAATTCATAACACTGTTTTTCAATCCTCCTCTACTTCGGTAGTCTCAGTAGCAGGAGTATCTTCTGAATAATCATCACTGTCTGAGGAAAGATGGCCTCCATATTTTTCCTCAATCTCCTTGCACCTGGCTTTGTATTCTTCCAAGGTTCCTTCATTGACAAGATGTACTTTTCTGGTACTTATATATTTAGTTCCATCAGTTGTCATAATACAGGCCCCCTTAGGAAGCAACTCATCAGTTATCTTTTGGATATCAGCGGGAGTGGAGAACCTAGATATCTTAAACTTGGTTAAGTGCCTTGTCCACCCAGGATCCTGTTTATTGGGGACAAGTGGAAAATATCCATATTTCCAATAGTCCTTCCAATATGCATCTTCCTGGGGTTTTATCATTTTAGTGGCAGTCAGCCACA